TACGACCTTCAGCAATAGCTTCACGAATAATGATATCTTTACCGGATCCTGGACCACCAGTTACAAAGATTGCTTTGAATAGTCCACGATTATAGGACTCATGTAATCCCATACCTTTACGAGTGTCATGCATTAATTCTTTTGCATGAGTATCTGATACATGAGCAGGAACACCTTTACGGAACTCACCAAAGTTTTTATTTTTTGCGTGTTCTCTCATCTTGGTACCAGACACACCTTCGGTACCTTCTGCATCAGGATCTCGATGGCCGGCAGAATGTACAGTAATCTTTTTAAAGTTATGTAAAGCACCTTTGTGTGTGCCATTGTATTTGTGTAACTTTTCTTTCATCTCTTTTACACGGTCAGAACCAACAACCATATGTAAATGAGTTACACCTTGTTTGTGTAACTTTTCTGCGTGATGTAAGAATGTAGGATGTTCTTTTGTAGAAGCTTGAAAGTGTGTACCAGGAGAATATTTCTGCAAGTGTTTAACTTTTTCTTTAGCACTTAAAGGATTCTTTTTGGCATCTTGTGAATGTGAAGTAACAACTGTATGGCTGGCATTGTGTTGTTTTGCAACTTCTTTCACTTTGTCAATTAATTTTAAATGTCCTGCAGTTGGCGGATTCATCCGGCCAAAAGTGAACACATGGTGTTTCTCACCTTGTTTTGATTCTTCGACTAATTCTAAAAACGATTTCATTTACGAACTTTTAAAAGATTCTGTTTAGCAAACTCAGCACGGTTAACCAATTTGGTTGGTTGATTATCGTGGTGAACTACGAAACCTTCAGGTTTAGACTTCTTACCTGCGATGTGGTGCTGATAGTGTCCCTCATGCGTTTCTAGGGATTTAACTAAAGCATTTTTGGCTTGATGTAAATGATGATGCATCGAAAATAGGTTTCCATAATGTTCTTTATGTTTCTCAACGTGAGCAACTTGTTTCTTGCCTTCACCAGTTTTTTCAGATTTGGCTTTATCGGTCTTAACTTTTGCGGCTTGTTTTTCATGTTCTCCATGTAAGTGTTCTTTGAATCCCTTAACACTTGGAACTTCATCATGTCTTACTGTCTTGTTTATGTATGTAGCAAGATGTCCGTGTTCTCCGCTATGTTTTGGATGAACGGCATCGTACATTTTGTGACCATGAGTATCGTGAATATCTTTGGCGGCCGCCATGTGTTTTTGGAAGTGTTTTTCATTCTCAGCAGAATGTTTTACTTTGCTTGTATCATGTTCTGCACCGTGAATATGAACATCCGGATGCTCTTTAAATTTGCTTGTATCTACATGAGGAGTATTGTGTTTTAAGTCATGGCTGTATTGTGTATGAACCACTACGCCAACCTTAGACTTTTTAATCTTGTCTGCTTCTTTACCTTTGGCGGTATAAGTGATTGTATTGGGAGTAAAAGAAACATCGCCTTTGGCTTCTACAATATAACCTTCGTGTAGGGTTTTGGTATCGGCGTGGTGCATCAAGTCACCTTGGAATACACCAGTTTTAGGTGTTACTTTTGGTAGATGTTTGAGAGCGTGTTTAAGAGTATGTGCTAAACCCGGAGCGTGACCATGGTTCCTATCAATATCTTTTTCTGTATGGTTAATCTTAGGATTCTTATTGAAGGCAGACTTGGTTGCCACAAAGAACTTACCATTCTTAGGATGATGACCAAATACAATCGATGGAGAACCATCGTATTTCATTGTTAAATTTGTATTCTTGTGGCCACCGGTCATATGTTCATGAGCTTTAGTTAAAGCCGCATGAGCGTGTTCAAAACCAGCATGGCCGTGCATTAAAGGACGGTCCTCAGCATGATGAATATGCTTAAGTTCAGAACCTTCGCTGGCTTCTTCTTTTAAGAATGATAAAAACGATTGCATTATTTTCCTTCCAGATTGCAACACACTTTGGTTGCCGGTCTACTTATTTATCCAAGTTTTAAAGTACTATGGCCAACCTGTGGAAAGATTGGCTTCGATACATAGTACAAAAATTGTTGGCTTTTATAGGTCTTGGATGTTCAGAAATACATCATTTGGATTGTTTCGGACTGATAAAATTCTTTGTTTGATTTCTTTGAAGAAATTCCAAGCCAAAGGAATAAATAATACTTTATCATCCTCAGTATATGTACCAAGAATTTCAGAACCAACAATTTCAATGGATGAACCAGGCGTAAACAAACCTTGTTTCAACTTATTGTCATCAATAATAATATCAAGTGGTATTCTGGCAAAGTTTAAGAATGTGTTTCCTTTTGCTGGGGCTCCATAACCAACAATCTTATAACCTTGGTCACGCCAGTATTCAACTCTCTCGGCAAAATTGGCAACTTTTTCAATACAATTTGAAGTGTATTTTGTATAAGTGAAATTGTCGTATAGTCCAGCAGCAGTTTCCATTTCAACTAAATTCTTGATTGTATTTGGTGCAGACCTGTCAGCACTAATAATAAAGATATAACTTGTTCCGTGAATCGGTGTTTTTACCACATCAATTAAATTCAATCCAACACGATTACACAAGAACATCATCGATTTAATATTATAATATGAAATGTGTTCGTGATAGATTGTATCAAACTCATTATTCAAAATCATGTCTGCTTGTGATGTTTGAATAAACAATAGTCCGTCAATCTCCAAATTCTTTTTACAGTTTTTTAACAACTCTAAAGGATTTGGATTGTGCGCAAAAGCATTTTGTATTGTAATAATGTCATGACTGCGGTTGTACTTATCATCAAAATAACCACAAGTTACTTTGTGATTTTTTGAAGATGTTTCATATAAATTTTCAGCTGGATCAACACCATAGGTATCAACATTAAGAGCTTTAAATTTATCCAATTGTGAACCATCGTTACAACCAATATCCAATACTGAAGATGGTGTATGGCCAAGTTTTTCAATACAAAATTTAGCATACCAATCCATGTAATCAACATAAGTTTTTGTTGTACCACTCACATATAAATAATTTTTATAAATTAAATCTGGATTAACAATATGTGTCAGTTGAACATGGTGGCAAACTTGACACACCTTAATCGCCAATGGAAAAGAATCCTCAACAGCGTCTTTACTGTTTTTGTAAGAATTGGCGAGGGGCTGGTTATTTAAATCTAAGACCATCTTCAAATTATCATGGTCACACGCTAAACACTTTTTAATTTCTTGTAAGTTCTCTATCATAATATTTTCTCATATATGTTTCAGAATATAAACCAGGATTTGGTGAACAAAGCCTTAGTGGTGGACTATCTATATTGAATATTTTATTAGCTTTAGATAACGGCCAAAATTCAGCAATCATTCTGTCCAAATGATATGGTTGTTTATTCTCTTTCCACCATTGTGAATCTTCAATGTCATCCAATGTTCTCATGTAGTCACTTCTCAACCACCAGAAGTTACCACTATAATGTAGGAATGGATCGTGATTTAAATTGATACCCGCAGTTTCGTATCGTTCTAGAGCTTCAACACAAGTTTTCCATCGTTCAATAAAACCATACTCTAGATATTTTCTCCAGTAGTAATAGTTCTTAAACTTGGCAACGTCACCAACTTTAAAGGCATTGTTAAATGCTGTAACACCTTTGCCGTGAAAATACAATCCATAAAAATCTTGTGTTTGTGCATCTAACCACATTCTTTTAATTGTTGGAATTTCAAATACAAATTTCTTTTGTTCTTGGCCTTTTGCGCTAGAGAAGTCCTTTAATTCTTCACCAGTTACATCATTATGAATTTCATGAATCTCAATTTTGGGATACAAAGCACAAAGGTCTTTGAACAATTTAATTTGTTCTTGATTACCTAATGCCGTATAACTAAGAACTTCCATTTCATCATACAAACCAAAATCTTCTAATTGCTTCATTTGGTCCATAAAGATATAAACCCATGAACCATCATCGGTTAGATAGTGGTGGTTGTATAATCTAATTTTCATTGTCTACCTTCATAAAAATTCTTATAATTATGTGCAATATAGAAACCTTTTTCTTTAATAGCATTTAAATCAGTATTTGGATCTTCAGGATGAATATTGTGTAAACGAGGATTAATTGAATACGGTTTACCTGCAACAAAGAATAACATCTGTAAGAAATAATCATTCCAACCAAACTGGTGTTGAATAGCATGAAACTTGTCAAAATTTACAGATAAAAAATTCATATACTTGTAAAAGTTTTCAATAAATGTTGCAGTATTCATAATTGTACCGGCACCAGCACCATAGTATGGGTGATTAGGTTTTACACCAGAAACCCTCCTAATCTCATCTTGTATTTCATCATGTATATAACTAAACGCATTATGGCCAACAAATACTCCATCAACATAACGAGTATCGTATGAAGCAATTTCCCAAGATTCATCAAATTCAATTTTATCTAAACAGATAACATCATCTTCACAAAACATAAAGTGTGTAGTACCCATAGCAATAGCGGCCATCATGATGCGCTTCATAAATTCATAAATCTGAAATTTATTGTATCCCCAATGTTGAGAAGGATAACCAAGAGTGGAAACATTCTGCAAATAGATTGCATTATGTTTTTTACATATGTCGTATTGGTCTACGCTACCACCATCAACTGATACGAAATATGGAATGTCTGGATGAAATTTACGGAATGAAGCAATCGAGGCATCAAGCCCCGATTTATTGTTTTTATTCCAATGGAATATTCCTAGTGAAGCCAACGCTTGTTCTCCAATGTCCAAAGTGTCATTTCTTTAATACGCTCACTCAACTTAATCTTTGGTTCCCATCCTAAAGATTTCAATAGGCCACCATCAAGTGCATATCGTAAATCGTGGCCAGGTCTACTGCCGTGGAAATCAACCATTTCATAATTAAGTTCTTTGCCTTGTGCTTCAGCAATCATCTTAGCCAAAGACAAGTTATCAATTTCTTCTGTGCCAACAAGATTGAATTTAGGACAATGAGCCCAACCATAATCACCAGTATGTTTATAATCTTTAGGTAAATTATTAAGAATAAACATTAGACCTTCTGCTACATCTTTGGCATGAATGTACATACGAGTACCTGCTTCAGTACAATCAGCATTGGCATGAATGTATACTTTCTCACCATCACGAGCACGCTGAATACACATTGGAATAAACTTCTCAGGATGTTGACGTTCACCAAACACATTCATTGTGTGTGTAACTACAATAGGCATCTTGTAAGTGTTCTCATAAGCAACACAGAATTCTTCTGCTGCAGCCTTACTTGCTGAATACGGGTTTGTTGAATTGTATCGGTCATATTCTTTGTATGCCACACCAGGAGGTGCCACACCAAAAATTTCATCAGTTGAGAAATATACAAATCGTTCTAAGTTAGGCAAATGCTTACGAGCATAGTCTAACATATTAACTGTACCAACAGTATTATCTTGTACAAACTCTAGTGGATATTCAATGCTTCGGTCTACATGACTGCCGGCAGCCAAATGTAAAACGATATCAATCTGACCAATGTCTTTGACAATCATTTCATTTAGTTCGGCTTTGAGGTCGTGGAACACAATACGCAAACGGGAAGAAATAATTTTTGGGTCATGGTCTTGTAACATATCATGTAAACGATTTAAGTTTCCAGAAATGTCCAAACGATCCAGACAAGTAATATTCCAATCTGTTTCTTTAAGCATCTTGTCAATAACATGATGTGCAATAAAACCGGCACCGCCAGTAATCAATACGTTTTTACTCATTTTCAACTCCAAGTAGTACCTTCAAAATCTAACCAATATGTAATAAGTTTGCCTCTACCATTTAGGTAGTGCATTGGGAAAGAATGAACCAATGCTCGACTGGAATAGAAGTATAACATAACCTTAGGTCCATTGTCAAGCGAACCTGCCAAGTGGGACGTAGCGGTATCACCACCAACAAAGATTTCTGCCTCTAAAATATGATTTAGATTGGTATCATAATCCGTGGATATTTGCCAGTCATCAATTGGTCTGAGTGCTATATTTGGAGAAACACATATCACCTTTTCATAATCTTTATATTGTTCTTCGCCAAATTTGCCAATGATACTCTGAAATGTGGACTCTGGCCAATTACGATATTGATTATATGGTGCATCGAGGACTGGACACACAACAATTTTCTTCTTTTGTTCTTTGTCATTTTTAATAATAACTTGGTCACCAGAGATATCACGGAAATCAAATATATTTACTTTTCTCCATGGCAAAGACTGTTCACCTGGAGTTTCTGAAAAGTAGTCAGTATGTTCCAAAAGAAAATTATACATCTTACCACAATAGTCGGTTGAATTAATTGAACCTTGTTTCATGTGAAACTTAATTTCTGGATTCTGTTTACGCATATGTGCAACCACATTGGCAATAGCAATCAAATCACCACTTCTAGCAGGACCGCCAAATACTCCCGTTTCGATATTAAAAATCATTTTTTCTCTCCTACAATCATAAACGAATCGTTCATATCACGGCCTGAATTAAAAATATTAATATAACCACGGTCAATCATGTAATCTCTAATACTTTCAGTAGAGAACATATGGATATGTTTTCTGTTGTTGAATGGTCTCCAATATTCTTGATTATAGTGAGGCAAATACAAGAACAGTACACCGACTGGTTTTAGATTTGCTGTCCAATAATCCAAAGCAGTAACCCAGTCTGGAAGATGTTCCAAACAATGACTAGAGTAAACATAATCTAAATCTTTATATTCAAAATTGTATGCTGTATTACCGTCATTGAAATTTAAATCAACACCAATAGCACCAGGAAAACACCAGTCTTGACGATTACAACCAACATCTATTCCATAACCTTTACAAAAATGTTTGGCAAATGGAATAGCAAATTGTGATGCGTTACCTTCGGCTTGAAAGTGTGGGTAATCTCTACCCTTGTATGTTAAAATATTCATAGATTAAAATTATATTCGTGCATCTTGTTGGTCAAATGCACATCATCTACTTCAGAATAGTGCATGGGTTCATCATGTGGAATGTTTAGAAAATCATGATATAAAGGATATTCATCACAAGTTTCATCTATCAATCCTTTTTCTAATACTAATTGATACCATGTAGGTTCAACTGAGTAGTTTGTTGCTGGACTAATTCTATGTATTTGGTCCATCTGAAAGGTTTCTCTTAAAAAACCAACATCAGAAAAGAAACACAATGTTCCTAAATCGGTGTTGTTTCTACAAGTAACCAATCTTTTATTTTTTGATTTACTACGATTGATAATTTCATGTACATCAAGATTAGGACTCAAATCAAAGGTCATCTTAAAAACATTTTTGAAACCATATTTTTGTACAAAGTCATTGGCTGTGTGCATCAGAATTAATTCTGCGACAGCGTGGTTTGGTCTTGTTGGTTGTCCATTAATCTGCCATGGATTATTCTTATCATAGAGATAGGCGTCACAATAACTTTGAGTTTCTTCATCTAAAACTGAATGTGTGGTCATACAAACATAATGACCTTTTTCTTTTAAACTTTTTACCAAAGTCTTGGCCATTTTCCTTTTTTCTTCAGGATTCTGGCCATCACAATAGGCAGTTACTACAACTGCTGTATCTTCATTCATAGTAAGGCCTCCAAATCTTTTGCATGAACTAATTTGCCTTTACGGTCTAAGTAGAAATGTTTCTCAAATACTTTATCGATATTCTTATTTTCATCCCAAAGAACATCATCACCAACTCGCCATTCTGGCTTCCAATCTTCTGCTTTCCACACACAGTATAAAGGAACATTACATAGGTCGGCAAGCATTCCGACACCAGTTAAATTGGTAATAAATGGTTTCTTTAAATTTTTAATGATATACGCATTTTCTAACATTGGTCGATTGAAATCAATGAACTCATATTGAGTGAGGTGTGATAGAATGTGGGTTTCTCTACGAGCATCAATATCACCTACTGCCCAACGGTCACCAACATAGTAGGTATCTTTAATTTCAATATCGAACTCTGGTGTCTTTACAATAAAGTCATCGTCAACTTGAAAATCAACACCATACTTGTCATTCATCCAGTTTTCATAACGGCAAGTTTCAATTGGTCGATTAGGATCTTTTTTATCTTCACGAATTGGCCATGAACTTAATTGAACCACTTCACCATACATGAATACTTCGTCATCAAATTCCACACTAGAGAACAAATCTTGGTACATCAAGAATTCTTTGATGCCATTAAACTTACGCATTGGTGATTTGATGATTAAATCATATTTACCAAATTTTTTACTAAGGCCTGATAACACAGGCATACCATTTAAAAAGTCGCCAAGATTGGCTGTGCCGACAAGATATAATTTCATTTTACAGTATCATTAAAGTTATTAAACAAAACAAACGAATCGTGACCTAACTGATGG